GTAATTTATTTTCATTATTTTTTGAAAAACTATTGACAGTGACCTCTACTTTTTTATATACTAATAACTGATGAGAAAAAAAGGAGACTTATTATGAACAAAAGAACTTATAACCGTTCTGAGTCCGTTGTAGTAAACGGCAAACCCTTCCACTTTACCCCTGATAGAAAGGAGTTCTTGGAAACACTTCAATCTTCATATCCCAATAAGGTTGAATTTACTAAAGAGGAATTAAATACTGTTGGAGATTTCCCATACTGGGTCAAGTCTGCAAGGTATGACTTCAATCAAGGTAATGGGATTTTTAATCTATCCCAAGTTATGGGTAATGTAGTTGCAATGACTACACCATCCAAACCTAGAAGTTTTTCAATTCCTGCAAAACCAGTTTCTAATATGCCTGTTGCAGCTCAGACTGAAACATTGAATGTGTTGGAAGATAATATCAAAATCATTCCTGAGAAGATGTCGAACTACGTTCCTTTTGGACACTTCAAAGATATTGATAATATTATCAAGTCTAAAATCTTCTTTCCAGTATTCGTGACTGGTCTTTCAGGTAATGGTAAAACATTGATGATTGAACAAGTGTGTGCAAAACTGAAGAGGGAACTCTACAGGGTCAATATCACCATCGAGACAGATGAAGATGATTTGATGGGTGGACACACTCTAGTCAATGGTAACATTACTTTCAGAGAAGGCCCTGTTATCAAAGCAATGAGAAAAGGTGCAGTCCTTCTCTTAGACGAAGTTGACTTGGGTTCTAACAAACTAATGTGTCTACAATCAGTTCTTGAAGGTAAAGGATACCTAATCAAGAAAACTGGTGAGTGGGTGACACCTAAAGAAGGTTTCACTATCCTTGCAACTGCAAACACCAAAGGTCAAGGTTCTGAAGATGGAAAGTTCATTGGAACTCAAATCATGAACGAGGCAATGTTGGAAAGGTTTGCAATCACAATGCAACAAGAATATCCACCAGTGACTACTGAAAGAAAAATTCTTTCAAAAGAAATGGAATTGACTGGAGACGTTGACGAAGAGTTCGTGACCAAACTAGTAGACTGGGCAGACATAATCAGAAAGACTTTCTACGAAGGTGCAATTGATGACGTTGTCACTACTAGAAGACTGGTTCACATTGTGAATGCATACAGAATGTTTGGTGACAAACTTAAGTCCATTCAAATGTGTATCTCAAGGTTTGACGAAGATACTAGGACTGCAATCCTAGACCTCTACACCAAGATTGATGCAGGGGTTGACTTAAATGCAGAAAACCCTGTTGACGAAAACGACTCATCAGAGTATAATGAATCTTATGAGTAAAAATATTAACTACAAGTATAATGAGGACAAACTCCTGAAGGAGTTTTCCTCGTATCTTGACCAAACCTATGACCAACACTATAGTTTAAATCAGTTCCAAGCTACGGAATTTATTTTAGATAGTGGTCATGGTGAGGGATTCTGTATTGGCAACATACTTAAGTATGCACAACGATACGGTAAAAAAGATGGGTATAATCGTAAGGATTTGTTGAAGGTCTTACACTACGCTCTTATTGCTTTACATAACCATGACCTTCAACACGAGGAAAAAAAATAGTGATGAAAATATCTACCAATACAAGGAGTGTTCTCAAAAACTTTTCTACGATTAATTCAGGAATTAGAGTGAAATCAGGAAACAAGTTGGAGACCATTTCACAAATGAAAAATATTCTTGCAGTGGCAACGGTGAATGAAAGTTTCCCTCAAGATTTTAGTATCTATAACCTACCTGAATTTCTTGGTGCAACCTCTTTAATGGAAGACCCTGAATTTCAATTTGGTGACAGTTCTATGACTGTTGCAGATAACAATACAACTATGGCATATTTTTATGCAAGTGATGGTATGGTGACTGCACCTGAAAAGATGATTACAATGCCTGATGCAGAAATTGGGTTTGATATCAGTTCACAATTATTAGGTGACCTTAACAAAGCTGCAAGTGTCTTGAATGTAAATGACCTAGTTCTAGAATCAGACGGAACAAAAGTTACACTTACTGTAAAAGATAAAAAGAATGCAGCTTCTAATACATTCTCTAGGATTGTAGGAGAAAATACTACAGGGGTAAAATACTCTATGAACTTCAAAATTGAGAACTTGAAGATTTTAGATGGAAACTATAGTGTCTTAGTTTCATCAAAAGGTATTTCACACTTCAAGAATAAAGACATTGATTTAAATTACTTTATTGCATTAGAACCTGATTCAAAATACAATGTCTGAACTATATAATATAGTAGTGTTTAGAGAATCCAGTCTCGGCTCTTTACACGGGAGTAGTCCAATCTCATCATCCTTCTTTGGGGGACTACACGTGAATTCGGTGGGGAGTTCACATCTATGAACGAATTCTTATTTGTAGAAAAATACAGACCTCAAACAATTGAGGATACCATACTACCTGAAAGACTTAAACAAACATTTAAAGAGTTTGTAAAACAGGGTGAGATACCAAATCTTATGTTGTGTGGTTCTGCTGGTATCGGTAAGACCACTGTTGCAAAAGCATTGTGTAATGAACTTGGTGCAGACTTTATCGTAATCAATGGTTCAGACGAAGGAAGATTGATTGATACACTTAGAACCAAAATCAAAAACTTTGCATCAACAGTTTCACTAAGTGGTGGCCCTAAAGTTGTTATTCTAGATGAGGCAGATTATATCAGTGCAGAAAGTGTTCAACCTGCACTACGAAATTTTATAGAAGAGTTCTCTTCAAACTGTAGATTCATATTCACTTGTAATTATAAGAATAGAATCATTGTCCCTCTACACTCTAGAACAACAGTCATTGACTTTACAATGACACCTGATGATAAACAAAAACTTGCAACTCTTTTCCATAAAAGAATTATGGAAATCTGTAGTCTTGAGAATATTGAATATGATGAAAAGGTTTTGGTTGAACTGGTTATTAAGTTCTTCCCTGATTTTAGAAGATGCATCAATGAGGTTCAGAGATATGGTGTTAGTGGTGTAATTGACAGTGGTCTTCTTGCAACACTAAGTGAAGAAAAACTTACACCATTGATTCAAACACTACAAAACAAAAACTGGTCTGCAATGAGAAAATGGGTTGGTCAAAATTCTGATAATGATTTCAATACACTTTATCGTAAAGTGTTTGATGCACTCGAACAGAAACTTGAACCATCTTCAATTCCAGCTGTAGTTCTTATCATTGCAGATTATCAACACAAGTCTGCATTTGCAATGGATAGTGAGATTAACTTTGTTGCATGTCTCACTGAAATAATGTCGGAGTGTAAATTTAAGTGAGAGAAAAGGAGTATAAACAACTACTTCCTTTTGACCCAAATAAAAAAGTATTAGACCAATTTGGTTGGAATCCTGTTTCTGTTGTTAAACCAACTAAGTCATCTAAAAAGATGTGGAGTCGTGCCTATCTAGACAATGTCGAATATAGAAGAGGGGAAGACATTGAGTATCTTGCAGGATTAAAGTTTAGTGAATTTCATGCTGGTATGGCAGAAAACATTATTCACTATTGGTCAATGAAGGGTGCAAAAGTTGTCGACCCATTTGCAGGAAGACTAACACGTGC